GGTACGCGGTGTCGGGCTTATCGGTCAACAGCGGCAACTCTTCGACAATCTTCGCCTTGCTCAGCGCAAAGAAAACGCCGTCGTCAGTGGTGACCGGCTTGGTCCAGCTCGGGCAACCGTAGATGAAGGCGAACAGCAGAGCTTGCTGCGAGTTCAACCCCCACTCCAACGCCTTCACCTGGTTGATGGTTACGGTGAATTGCATGTCAGGCCTTCCCGACCATTTTGGCCAATTCGAGGAAGCGATCGACGTACCAGTGAGGCTGCGTTTCGCGGGGGGATTGAGGGCTGGTCAGGTTCTTGCCGTAGGCGAGACCCTTATCCGTGATCGACCAGAACGGAACGGTTTCCTGCTTGGAGTTCTTGCGGGTCAATACCTTGAGGTAGCCGGCGGCTTCGAGCTTCTTGTTGAATGACACGACTGAGCCGCCCAGGCCGAAGTCTTTCAGCAGTGCGGTCGCAGACTTGGTGGGCATGGAAGAGCCGCCAGCAGCATCCGGTGCAGCGTCCACGGCATAGCCTGGGAGAAACTTCGGATCAAGGCCGTTGTTCTCGGCGATCTTTGTCAGCATGAGCATCTGGCTGGACGGTGCAGGCTTCAGCAGGCGCGTGAAGCATTCCATGATCGCGATTTCGCCGATGACCTTCGTTCCGTTCGCTGTGACGGCTTCACGTGACGCCGACTGCTGCTCAAGTTCGTGCCAGCGGCGGATGACCTTCATGCGCAGGCCAGCGCTGTAACCGGTGAGCAAGCAATCTGTGTGCTCACGATCAAGCAGATATTCGGTTTGCTCGCGGTTCCGGCCGTCGAAGTAGATGTGAGCAAAACTGCTCACATTAACTTTCAGCTCGGAAGCCATGGTTTGGATGTCGCGCTTAACGTCTGGATGACGTTTACCGGTCAGGTTCGCAATCTCACGCGAACACATCGTGCGCGCCACGTTTTGTTGGTTTGGAAAACGTGGCGCGGCTTCTGGGGTATTGATCAAGGTTTGATGGCTGTGCATACTTGCCTCACTCGTTTTGCAAATAGCCACCCTGCCCGGTGGCTTTTTTGTGTCTGAAGCTCAGGCGACCTTCACGGACTGCTTGAACACTTCCAGGCTGACGATCACCTCGTCAGCCTCCTTGATCAGTTCCGACTTCTCCCGCGAACACACATGGCCGTCGGACTGCGCGTCATGAGCCAGACGAGTGACGTCAGCCAGGTCGACGTGCAGACGCATCAGAGCCGAGTTCAGATCAGTCGGCTTCGGCTTATCGCGAGCGACCAGGTCGAAACCGAACTCGGACGCCAACGCGATCAATGGGCGCATGTCGCCGGTGTGCAGCAGCACGCCGTACAGATGCTCGATGGTCAGGTGGTGGGCGTCGTTGTCCGGGTTCGCGCGTTGCAGCAGGCTCACATGCGGAACACCCATCTTCGCGGCCAGTGCTTTGGGCTCGTTGCCCTTCACCGCCGACTGGCACGCATCCAAAAAGTCTTCCATTCGTAAAACCTCGTTACGTTTTCAGTGGTGGCTCAGTGCCAACACCGGGATGATTCGGTTACCAACTGATCAAGGACGCATCCATGACCGATTCTTCCGAACTGCAAGGCGAGATAACCGCCCTCTGCTGCTTTGTGGGTGCCTTGGCATCCACCCTGCCCCTGTCTTCTCAGATGAGGCTCTGGCCTGCGTTCGAGCAGAAGGCCAGTCAATTGCGTGAACAGTTGAGCCAAGAAGCTCTGCGCGGCTTCGAGCTGGCGACGATCTCGCTCAGCTCGAAGCGCGTTTACGCTGCCGTCCTCTGGGATGGAAACGGACGCTGCTCCAGCGCCGTAAGAATTCCGTCCTCATTACAGAAAACAACGACGTCTCGGCCGACTCTGATGGCCTTGCTCAAGGCTCCTTGAGTGCAGCCAAGCATCTGCGCGGCCTTGGTATGGCCGTGCTCTTTTGCGAATTCAGAAAGCGGGATACGGCGCATTGCGACGTCCTCTATGTGTTTGCTCGGTGTCAGTATGACCGCCGGTATTGTTGCCAGTCAATACCGGCGATATTGGGTGCGCGAATACCGCAGGTATTATGATTTGTGGATGACTAAAGACTCTCGAAGACTGCCGCTTGCCGACTGGCAACTGGACGACAGCGACCGCCTGAAGGAAATCTTTCAGCGCAAGCGCGCGGCCTTAAAGCTCACTCAGGAAAAGCTTGCTGAGGGGTTGGGTGACGGCGTTACGCAGGGCGCGATCAGCCATTTCATGAATCGTAGGACTGCTCTCAGCCTCAAGGCTGTTGCAGTATTTGCGAAAATGCTTGATGTGAAGATTGAGGACATAAGTCCTACATTGGCGCGCCAGATTGGCGAGCTGGGGCTAGCCGCTCCTGCCGAGGCGAAACATTCGCTCGGCACGAACTCAAGAATAGCCGCAAATACCCCCTTCCCTGTCGGCGGCGACACTGAAGCGGCCGATGACAAGTACGCCCACATTCCTCAGTACAGCGCCAAAGCTGCTGCAGGGCTGGGGCACGAAAACCCGCACGTTGAAACGCTGGCCACCCTCGCTTTCAAGCTGGACTGGTTGCGCACCAAGGGTGTGAAGGCTGAGAACCTGCTCGTGATCTACGCCGAAGGCGAGAGCATGTGGCCGACCATCAATGACCACGACGTGCTCCTGGTGGATAAGTCGAAGATCGAGCCGGCCGACGGCCACGTATTCGTTCTGTCCAGCACGGACAAGGGTGCGATCGTGAAGCGCCTGGTGCAGTCGCCTCTCGGCGGCTGGATCATCCGAAGCGACAACGAGGACAAGGATGAGTACGGCGATCTGCTGCTGTCGCGTAGCGATGTGAACGAACACCGGATCATCGGTCGGGTTATATGGCGAGGTGGCGATTTGTAACAGCTAACGGGTTCCGAAAGACACGCTTTGCGGATAGCAAAAATTCATAAATCAGGGAGATAGGTAATGTTTGAAGTAGGTTCCAAGCTGAAGCACGTTAAATCCCCGGCTTTCGTCAATGAAATGGTTGATGCTTTCAACGTTACTGCGATTCATACCGGCACCGGACCGAAGGTCATGATCACAGCAGGCCGAGACACGGTCGACGTTCTAAGCGAAACATTTGTGCAAAAAGACGGCGGGATCACCACTGAAGGAAAGGATGACGATTCTCAGCTCTATCGTTTCTCTGTGGCGAATTTGACTATTCCCCTTGAAGCTGCACGCGGGCTTACAAAGGCGCTTCAGGAAACGATCGATAAATACGATACCCAATTGGCCGCGATTACTGCCGGCACACAGGCCAAGTAAAATGTCAGGGCTCTCAGCTAGCTATTCCAAAACATTGAGCCAGCAGCATTCATCTGATGCTATGGTCTTGGTAGCGCTGATGATGCAGGAGAACAGCCAAACCTATACAGATGGAGCCTCGCGACGCTGGTTGAATCTCGCTGCGTCGGTCTATACATCTGAGGGAGTGATTCCTGTTTGGCGCGGATACCGGAGTTTTGATACGGCATCAGCTTTCGAGGTGCCTCCCGTCACGGCCTCAACTCTGACAGATATTCCCATTCCACTCATCGGACGCGATAACGAAGTTTCTGAGGTAGAGATTGATATGGATCGCGAAGAGCTAAAGGTTCATTTGGAGAACCAAGACCTGAAGGTGGACGCTCGCCTTAAGAGCTTCGAGCAGACGGTTAAAGATGCCATGACGGAAATCCGTCTCAATTCTGCCGAGTCCATGGGCGAGCTGAAGGCTATGCATGTGGAGCTTGGCCATCTGAAAAATATCAAAGGCAGCATTTGGGGAGCAGCCGGCGCAACGATAATTGGGGTCGGCGGCATCCTCGCCGCTATCCTGAGCTACGGCAATTCGAACTACGATACTGCCAGAGAGAACACGACGGTGCTTGCCGAAGCAAAAGCGCAGATTGTTCAGTCCAGCCAAAAGGTGGACGACTCCCTCAAAGCAATGTCAAGCCAGCTTGAAGAAGCCAAACGCCAGTCTGCCGAGACTCAAAAACTGCTGGAGCAGGTAAGGGCTCACCAGGAGATCAAACCTCAAGGCAGTAAAAGCTAATTCCTTTGCGTCAAGAAGCCCGCCTCTGAGCGGGCTTTTTTGTACCCGTCTATTGCCAATCACTTGGATCCTTTTTACTGTATATCCATACAGCTAACCAAGGAGGATCACATGGCAAAGCAGAAACTCCAAGCACCGAAAGAACCGACTTCCTACGAACTGCTCGGCATGCGCGTACAGCGCGCCATCAACACGCCCAAGGCTCAGTTATCGAAATCCGTCCTGCTCGAACGCTCGGCCAATGACGATCCGGCCGACTGGGACCGCATCCTCGATGAGATCGCCGAGAACGACAATGTCACCATCGCCCATCGAGACGACGGCCTGATCCAGCTCTTCTGGACGGTGCCGAAAGAGGACTGACTAGATCCCATTAAGGAGCCCGCCTTTGCTGCGGGCTTTTTTGTGCCAATTGAAAAATACATGACCGGAGGTATTGACCTACCTACAATACCGGCGGTATTGTTCACCCATCGCAGCGACAAACCACCGGTGCGACAGGGCCTCAAGAGACCCGCCGCTCTTTAACAACCAGCGCCATGAACGACTACCCGGCCAAACCGGTTAGGTCACTCCCGGCACCATCGGTGGGAGGTCAGTAAACCGAAGGAAAAAAACCGCTGCGCTTGTGAGGCGACCGGCGCCAGATGAAAGCCATTGAGGGGCTCAGTCTGGCGAGGTGATGACCGAACTGTGCGAATGACCCTGACGGGCGCAGTGAGTGACAAGAACGAGAGATTCACTGAAGCACCTGGGCGACCGGGTGCTTTGGGAATCCAAGGGAGGAAAGCGAAATGGCTCTGTTCAACATCGATTCATGCCTAAGCAACGGCAAACGCCTTGAGTGGCTCGCGATACCGGGCGCTGGCGAGCTTCCAGAAGAAGTTCTCAGCAAAGTGAAGAAGGCAGCCATCGACAAGTTCGGTGGCATCGTCTTCTTCAACCGCTGGGAGCACGTTGTGTCCAGCAACGGCTACGTCACCGTGCGGATGTACGCATGAGGCTGTTCAAGCCCATGAAGAGCTGTTGTGTCTTCACCAGCGACAAGCACATGACCAAGCCAGCCGGGGAATTGCTCGGCTGGGTTGATCGCGTAGATG